TTGCGGATGCTAGCGTGATCGAGCGCTCACGCGTCACCCGCTCCGATCTCAACCAGCTGATCGGCCTGCCCGGATACAATTCCGACGCCATCCTGGAGGTGCTGAAATGGTACGGGCAGTCTGGGTACGTCGAGGCGAACTCGTCGAGTTCGGAAACGCCTCGGGCAGTTATGGAATCGCGCGAAGATCCGCGTATGAACCAGTCCGGCATGATGGACATGCTGGAGTTCCACGGCTACGTGCAGGGCACGATGCTGATCGAGCAGGGTTTTACGCCGGCCCAGATCCCCGACCCGCTCAAGGACTACTTCATCGACGCCTTCAAGATCGGCCGCTACCTGATCAAGGTGCAGCTCTCACCAAGCCTGAGAAAGCGGCCGCCCTACTACGTGACCTCGTTCGAAAAAGTCCCTGGTACGGTCGTCGGGAATGCCCTGCCTGACATTCTGCACGACATCCAGGACGCTACCAACGCGGCGCTGCGCTCGCTGATCAACAACATGTCGATCGCCAGCGGACCCCAGGTGGTGGTCAACGACGATCGTATTGCCGACAATGAGAACGGCGATGAGCTGTATCCATGGAAGCGTTGGCACGTCGTTACTGATCCCCTCGGTGCCAACAACGGCCAACAGCCGGTAGTCTTCTTCCAGCCCAACAGCAACGCGCAGGAGTTGCTTGGTGTCTACGAGAAATTTACTCAGATCGCGGACGAGCTTAGTGCAATTCCTCGGTACATTACTGGTTCTGAGCGACTTGGTGGTGCTGGGCGTACTGCTTCTGGGCTAGCCATGCTCATGGGCAATGCGGCGAAGATCCTGCAGACCGTCGCTGCCAACATTGATGGCGACGTCATCGAGCCGGCGGTAACCGAGCTCTACGACATGGTCATGCTGACCGACACGACTGGGATGCTGAGGGGCGACGAGTCGATCGTCGTGCTCGGCGTCAACGTGGCGATGCAGCGCGAGACGCAGCGCCAGCGCCAGCTGGAGTTCCTGCAGATCACCGCCAACCCGATCGACATGCAGATCACCGGCGTCAAGGGACGCGCCGAGGTGCTGCGCTCGGTTGCCGCTGGCATCGGGCTTGACGGCGAGAACATCGTGCCGCCAGAGGAAGAGATCAAAGCCATGCAGGCCGGACCGCCGGGGGCTCCCCCCGGTGGCCCGCCCGGCGCTCCGGGGGGTCCCGGTGCACCCCCAGGTGCGCCGCCCGGTGGTCCGCAGGCTCCGCAGACCAACGTGGTCGGCGCAACGCCAGGTGCCGGGCCTGGCACCCCGCCCAACCCAGCACAAGGACCAGCGTAATGGCTGACAAAGAGACGCGGGCACGAGCAAAAATAATGAAGAACGGGCAGCTTTCGGAAGACTTTGTCAGCTACCCGAACACAGCGGATGGCGACAACGTCATGCGCCTCGAAAAGAGCGGGTTCGCTTCAGAGAAGACCAAGTCCAAAATGCGAAAAGCGGGTGAGGCGCTTGGCGACGAGCGCACCAAATACGCGAAGTAGGAGACGAGCATGGCATCCGGGTTCACAATGGTGCCCCCCGTGGCACGTAAAGGAGAAATCTCAATGGCAAAGAACAAGACGACGACGAGCAAGTCCCCGTCGGCGCAGAAGATCCAGGCTGGCCCGTCCGGCAAGATGCACAAGTTCGGCGGCGCCGCGGCGCAGAAGCCGGGCGTCTCGGCGACCACCTCGGCCGGCGGCAAGGGCAAGCCGTTCCCGTCTGGCGGTCCGTCCGGCAAGATGCAGAAGTTCCAGGGCGTCAAGGCGCAGAAGCCCGGCCGCTCCAGCCAGAGCTAAGCCGATGGCACGCGCTCCGCGAGCCAAGGTGTCGATGACCTCAGGGCAGGGGATCTCCCGGCTGTCCTACCAGAAGGGTTACGCCCTGAAGGGTCAGGGGCCGAGCGTCGATACCAAGTTCTCGACGGGCGAGGCGCCGCGCCGTCAATATGCCAAGACGGCCAAGGCGAGCGGGCCCGGCTTCAACGTGTCGTACGGCGATACGCTGGAGCCGACTGACATCGAAGACGTCAAGGCGCTCGGCGAGGGCAAGCCCCAGAAGGGCTGGGATCTCGGTCGCAAGGCCAGCAAGAAGCTGAAATAGGAGGCTGTCATGCCCGGAATCCAGGACCTACTAGCAGCCCGCGCCCAGCAGGCTGGCGCTGCCGGCGTAAAGGGACCACCGCCGGCACCCGGTGAAGGCAACCGCCCGGCGCGGCCGACAGGCCCGCCCGACGTTTCCCGTCCTGGCCCGATGCTACCAGGCGGCGGTGCCGGTGGCGGCTTCCGCGGCAAGATCCAGCAGTTCATGCAGGACAACCCGAACGCCGGCGCCAACGTCCAGAAGTTCCTCGGGGACAACCCGAAGCTGCAGGCGTTCGCCCAGAAAGCGGCCGCCAGCCCGCTCGGCCAGAAGATCGCATCGAGCCCGTTTGGCCAGAAGATGCAGGCAGCGTTTGGTGGCCCGCGCACACCGCCAGACCCGAACCGCGACTCCTACGCAGCGCCGCCCCGGCCGGCAGACCCGCCAGTTGCACAGGCGTTCAGGAAGGGCGGCATGGTCAAGAAGGCCGCATCGAGCGACAGCGGACATGTGAAGTGGCGGTAAGAAGCGGCAAGAAAACCCGCCAGCTGCCGACACGAGGCGGACTGAACGATCTCGACAAGTCGGGGCGCACGATCGTCGACTACGCCAAGGCGTCACCGATCAAGCCGGCTGAGCAGCAGCCGAGCGTGATCCAGAACCTGGCGAGTATGCGTCGATGATCACTGATCGCGTGATCAAGGCGGCGATGGCGCTGAGGGCCGAGGCGCCGCGGGGCTGGGAAGAATTCGTGACCGCGCTGCAGGAGCAGGCGGCCATGTCCACCAGCGATATGCTGCGCTGCCAACCGGAGATGCTGGTCCGGGCGCAGGGCATGGCGATCGCTAGCAACGAAATCGCAAACGCACTGGTCGACGCACCGAACCGGTACGACAAACTACAGGGAATTATCCGCAATGGCCGACCCAGTACGCAACCCCGTGTCTAGCCCAGAGATGCCAGCGCAGCTGAAGCGGCAGATCGCCGAAGCTGAAGCCCTGCGGACCGAGATGGAGACAGCGCCTCCGCTCGACGAGGGTGCGCCCCCGCCGGCCGCGCCTGGCCAGGATGGTGCGCCACCTCAGCCGGGGGACCAGGGACAGCCCCCGGCTGAGGGTGATGAAACGGTTGACCAGCGGTTGAGATCCACGCTCGGCCGCCTCGAACAGACACAGAAAACCAACCAGGCGCTCGCCCAGCGGCTTGAGCAGATGGAGCAGCTGATCGCCACCATGAAGGCACGCGGCGACGAGCCGCGCCCTCCGGCGGCGGTGCCGAAGGTCAAGCCGAAGCTGGTCACCGACCAGGAGGCGCAGGAGTACGGCGACGAACTGCTGACCGTGGTCGGCAAGCGGGCGCGTGAAGAATACATGCCCGAGTTCGAGGATCTGAACGACCGCATCAAACGCCTCGAAGGCCGCGTCGAGGGTGTTGGCACGGTGCTGGAGAAGAACAAGACGCAGGAGCTGTGGGGCAATTTGACCGCGGCGATCCCGCAATGGCGAGTGATCAACAAGCACCCGGATTTCGTTAACTGGCTGCAGCAGCCGGATACTTTCTCCGGTCGGCGCCGGCATGATCTGCTCAAAGAGGCGTTCGCTGGACATGAAGCGAAGCGAGTTGTATCGTTCTTCCAGGGATTCTTGACTGAGGCTGCCGGCCTCCCGCCAACGTCCCAGGCTACGGACCCTTCAGCGCCCCCTCTACCCGGCAACGGGAATGGCAGCGGGAAGCCCACCCTGGAACAGTTTGCGGCACCCGGCAGAGCCAGGTCGGCGCCGCAGCAACTGCCGCCCGATAAACCCTTCTACACATCCGCCCAGATTGCGAAGTTCATGGATGATAAGCGGACGGGTAAATACCGGGGACGCGAGGCCGACGCCGAAGCTATCGAGCGTGACATCTTCCAGGCACAGCATGAAGGGCGAATCCAGTAACCGCTAATTCAGGCGAGGGTTCGCTATGCCATTTCCAGTCGCAGGTGCGGGTACAACCCCACCGATCTATCCCACCGGTGCATTGACGCCTAATCCGGCGTATTCAGGCACGTTCATCCCGGTACTGTGGTCGACGAAGCTGATCGAAAAGTTCTATGCGTCGACCGTGCTAGCAGCGATCAGCAACACGGACTACGAGGGCGAGATCAAGAACAAGGGCGACAAGGTCATCATCAGGACCAAGCCCTCGATCACGATCAAGGATTATCGCGCTGACGGTCTCCTGGAGATCGAGCGCCCGACGTCCAACATCGTCGAGCTGCCCATCGACAAGGGCAAATACTTCAACCTGATCCTCGACGACGTCATGGAGATCCAGTCGGACCTGAACATGATGAACATGTGGTCGGACGATGCCGCCCAGCAGTTCAAGATCGTCGTCGACACCGAAGTGCTGAAGGGGCTGCTTGGCCAGGCTGACACCTGGAACAAGGGCACCACGGCTGGCGCCATCTCGAAGAACGTCAACCTCGGCGTCACCGGCACCCCGATCGCGATCGTCGCTCGCAACCCGGCTGGTACCGCTGGCAAGGTCGAGATCGTTGACCTCCTGGTTCGCCTCGGCCAGGTCCTCGACGAGCAGAACATCCCGGAGACCGGACGTTGGGTCGTCCTGCCGGCGTGGATCAGCTCGCAGATCAAGATGTCCGAACTGCGCGACGCATCGCTCACCGGTGACTCGGTGTCGATCCTGCGCAACGGCCGCCTTGGCATGGTCGACCGCTTCACCATCTACGTCTCCAACCTCCTGCCCTCGGGCACGGCGGCTGGCCTGGCGGCTGGTGAGTGGGTGGTCTACGCTGGCACCCAGCACGGGCTGACCTTCGCGTCGCAGATCAACAAGGTTGAGACGCTGCGCTCCGAGCTTACCTTCGGAACGTTGCTGCGCGGCCTGCAGGTCTACGGCTACAAGGTGCTCGACGGAAAGGCGCTTGCACAGGCGATCGTAACCCCGGGGTAAGTTTGATGCCTGCACTGGAGACGGTAGGGCAGTATCTCGAAGAATCCCGCCGCCTCCTACAGGACCAGTTCACGCCTTACCGGTATCCTGACAAGGATCTCGTCGAGGCGTTGAACATCGGTCTGATGGAGGCCCGCAGGCTTCGCGCTGACTTGTTCCTACCCCTGTTCGACGTGCCGTCGTACGATACCGTCGGCACGATCGACCCTGCAAAAGTGGTGACGCTGGACCCGATGTACCGGTCCTCGTTGGTCTACTACGTCGTTGGGCGCATCCAGCTGCGCGACGACGAACCGACTGTCGATCAGCGGGCCGCCAGCCTACTGCAGAAGTTCACAGCCCAGTTGCTGACGGTGGCCTCATGAGCAGCACCTGCGCCCCGACTGACCGCCTCCTGCAGACGCTCCGTGTCCACGTACCGGGGGTCACCGACCCGGTGCTGGACATCGAGCTGTTCAACGTCATGGACGAGTTCTTCCGGCGCACCGGCTCGTGGCTGCACCGCGACGACGTGATGCTCGAAGAGGGCGCCATCGAATACACCTACGGCGTGCCGGCGGGATCGCAGCTGGTGCGCATGGTCGCGGTCGTCCACAACAACGTCCCGGTCCCCAAGGCTGGCAGCACCACCGGCACGTTGTCGATGGGCACTGGCACCATCGACCCGGCACTGACCTTCCCCGACGGCGACGCAGCGTATGCTCCCGAGCGGCTCGGCAACTCGGTGCTTAACCCGACCATCTTCAGCTGGGCGGTGTACCAGCCCAATATGATCTCGATCAACGTGCCGTCAGCGGATCTCGTTCGGTATCCAGCCCAGCTGGTCATGCAGCTCACCGTCGCCAAGGACTGCCTGGAGTGCGAAGGCTGCGGCGACTGGGCAGTGCCGGAATGGGTCTGGGATACCTACTTCCAGGAGTTTCTCGACGGCACGCTCGGCCGTCTCTACGGTATGCCGGCCAAGCCGTGGGCGTCCAACAACCACGCCGTCTACCACGGCCGCCGTTTCCGCAACTCGATGGCGCAACGCAAGCAGGAGGCGACGCGTGGCTTTGTCTACGGCGCTGCTGGCCCGTGGCGCTTTCCGCAGGGGTGGAGCCGTTGAGCAGTGAGCTTTACAACAACGCTGCGCGGGAACTCGCCCTTGGGCAGCTGATCTGGCCAGACACCGAGCTGGTGCTGGTCGCCTGGGGGTTCGAGCCGGTGTTCAACCCGGCTCATGCGACCATCGCTGACCTCAGGACTGCCACCGGGTTAACCGAGCTGGGGATCTCCCTCCCAATCACGGACAGCTCGGTGGCAGTTGATGGAACCTGCCAGACCAACCAGGTGGTCATTCCAAACATCCCGATCGGCCCCGACGTGACCTGGTTCACGCTGTGCAGGGCGAGGGCTACCATCGAGTTGGCGGAGCTGATCCTGTTCGTCGACGAAGCGATCGAACTACCGTTCGTGCCGAATGGTCTCGACTTGGTGATCCAGCCCGATTGGACACTTAACCGGGGGTGGTTCAGGCCATGAAAGTGCACCCCGACCTTTATGCGGGCTACAACACGGCGCCGAACAACGGCGACGAGGTCGACGGCGCTGGCGTCAACTACCCGCCGGTGTCGCCGCAATGGGTGTCGGTAATGATCCCGAGGACGATCCTGATTATGACCGAGGAGATGCTGGAGGTCTTCGACGGCTGTGCTGACTATACTGCCCGCAAGCAGGGCGACACGGTGGTGATCCCCCGCGAGTTCGAGGTGCTGACGATCCGGGAGAAGAAAGCCGCATGAGCAACGTGGTCAAGACTTTCCGTAAAGCAGTCATCGAGCGTCGCCGCCTCTACATCGACTATTCGTGCTGGCTGGAGGAATCCGAGAAGCTGGTCGACTTGCAGGTGACGGTGACGCCGCTGACCGAGGATGCACCAATCGCCATTACCAGCGGCTACCCCGACGCCACCAACAAGAAGCTGGTGATCTTCGCCAGCGGCGGGCAGGCGCACGTCGACTACACGCTGTCGATGATCGTTCGCACCGACGGGGGCCAGGTCAAGAAAGACGACATCGGCCTAAAGGTGACGCCATGACCATGCACCTCCTGTTTGCCAACAACGCCTCGTCGCGCCTGAAGGTGGCGTCGCTTCCGTCCGACACGACGATCATGGTGCACGAGGGCGAGGGCGCTCTGTTCCCGTCGCCGACAGCTCCCGAGATTGCGGTCATCACGCTCGAAGATCGCCGCTCCGGCCAAATAGAGATCATGCACTGCACGGCCCGCAGTGGCGACATCCTGACCGTCGTGCGGGCACGGGAAGGCACGGTCGCGCAACGCTTCGAGGTCGACGCGACGGTGTCCAACCGTCTCACCGCTGAGACGATGACGACCTTGATGAACTCCGGCGCCCAGGGGCCACAGGGTATCCAGGGTGAGCAGGGCGACGTCGGTCCGGTCGGGCCGCAGGGGCCACAGGGCGTTCCGGGTCCGGTAGGACCACAGGGGCCGATCGGCGATGTTGGCCCGCAGGGGGCTAAAGGCGACAAGGGTGACACTGGCCTGACCGGCGCTCCCGGTGCCGACTCGACTGTGCCTGGCCCGCAGGGTGTACAGGGTGAGAAGGGCGACCAGGGCGACACCGGCGTCCAGGGACCTCAAGGACCGCAAGGGCTGAAGGGCGACAAGGGCGACAAGGGCGACATCGGTAACACCGGCCTGACCGGCGCCCAGGGTATCCCCGGCCCACAGGGTGTGCAGGGCGTCAAGGGCGACAAGGGCGACACTGGCAATACTGGCGCACAGGGCCCGCAGGGTCCGAAGGGCGATACTGGCGCACAGGGGCCCGCCGGCCTGGGTATGAATATCAAGGGCACGCTGCCCAACAGCGCCGCTTTGCCGCCGACTGGCAACACGATCA